AAATACAACTTTATTTGAGGATAGAACTGGAAAATTAAGAGAAAGTTTAAAAATATCTAAAGTTAAAAAATCTAAGGGTGGCAAAATTGTTTGGATTGGTGACGTAGATAAAAAAGCTAATTATTCATGGTTCATAGAGTGGGGAGATTCCAAGAAAAAACCTAGACCATTTATGAAATCAGCATATGACAAAAATAAAGATACAGTATATCAAAAATTGAAAGAAGCAATAGAAAAGAATTTAAAAAAATAAAACAGAAAGAGAGTGATATAAATGGCAAGAACAATAGGACTCAAGGACGTCAGTTTTGCAAAATTATTAACAGACACAAGTACAGGTGCAACATATGATACAGTTAAAAAATATGAGAGGTCTGTTAGTGCAAAGATTACACCAAAGACAAATTCAGAAAATTTATATTCTGATGATAATATAGAAGATGTGTTGACTAGTTTTAGTGAAGTAACAGTAGAAATTGAATTAAACCAATTATCTACAGCTACAAGAGCATTGATGCAAGGTTCTAAAGTAGTGAATGGAATATTAGTAGAAACTAAAAATGATGTAGCACCATATGTAGCTATGGTATTTAAATCTAAAAAGAGCGATGGTTCTTATAGATACGTTTGTTTTTACAAAGGTAAATTTGAACTTGCAGAAGATGATTACCAAACACAAGAAGATAAGGCAAAAGCACAAACTGTAAAACTAAAAGGTACGTTTATTTGCAGAGATTATGATAATGCTTACAGACTTATGGCAGATAGTAGCGATACTAATGTAGTAGTTGCAGACCTTGAAAAATGGTTTACTACAGTGCCAACAGTTCCAGTAGTAACACCATAGAATAATAATTGAGATACTAGGGTAGGTTAAATTCCTACTCTATTTTTTTATAATATAATGAGAAAGAGGGGAATAAAATGGTAACTAAAAAAATAACAGCAAAACAATTAAAAACTAATAAAAAAGAACAAATTGTAAAAGTAGATGGAAGAGAATATGTAATATCTTTTAATTTTGGAGTTATGGGAGAATTAGAAGATATTTATGGAGATATAAACACAGCATTAGCAGAATTACAATTGGGTAAAATAAGAGCTATTCAAAATTTAATGTATGCAATTATGGTACAAGAAGAAGGCAACGAAAATTTAACTGTTAGACAAGTTGGTAAGATGTTAGATCAAAATTTTATGACTGAAATAATTGGAAAAATGGGAAAAGCAATGGTTAATGATTTTGGAGAAGCAGAAAAAGAGGAAAATGAGGAAATAGAAGTGGGGGAAATATAGCCAACGAAAGTTCTGATGATGATGGTTGGGATTTTGGTTGGTTATATTATTTAGCCACAGTCATTTTAAAAATGGAAGAAGAACAATTTTGGAAATGTACTCCACTGAAATTAAACACTTTATTTTCTGTACATAAAAAAGTTGAGGGAATAGAAAGTGGAAGTGAAAATAATAATAGTGAATATATAGATAACATAATGTTTTAACAAAAACTAGAGATTTAAATTTTCTCTAGTCTATTTGTTATGAAATTTTTAAGGGAAGGAGAGTGATATAAATGGCTGATGAAATACAAGGAATGACCGTCAAGGTTGGTGTAACAGACGATTTATTTACGCAAGGAATAGGAAGAATTAATAAATCAATGGCTCTTTTGCAAAGTGAATTTAAAGCAAGTAGCGAAGGGCTTAAAGGCTTCGGCACCGCAGAGGAACAAGCAAATAACAAGTCTGAATACTTAAATAAGGCAATTGAGTTACAGGGTGCTAAAGTAAGGGCACTACAGGAATCTTTTACAAAGTCAAAAACTGAAACTGGTGAATTTTCTAATGCTACTATGAATGCAGGAATTAAAGTAAATAATGCTGTTGCACAATTATCGCGCATGGAAAATGAATTAAAAGGATTGAGCGGAGAATTAAACAAAACAGTAGTAGAAGAAAAGAAATTAAGCACAACCGAAGGACTTAACAAGCTAGGAAGTGGAATAGATAATGCAAAATCAAAAATAAGTGGACTTAAAACAGCATTTTTTGGAATAACTGCAACTGTTGCTAGTGGTGCAGGTCTTTTTGCATTTTCTGAAAAAGCTATTTCAGCAGGGGATAATGCTTATAAATTAAGTCAAAAATTGCATCTAACTACAGCAGAAAGTGCATCATTAAATAAAATTTTCAGTATAACGGGTACAGATGCAAGTGCTTTCTCAAGCACAATGATTAAATTAGATAAGTCGATTGAAGGTGCAGGAGAAAAAGGAAATGCCACTACCAAAGTACTAGACAAATATGGTGTGAGTTTAACAGATGCTAGTGGTAAGTTATTGCCAATGAATCAACAGCTTGAACAATTAGCAATAGGATATAAGAAAAGTGCAGAAGCAGGCGAAGAAGATGCTTTTAGCGCAGAGGTGCTTGGGAATAAAGGTGCTAGTTTAATACCGTTACTGGAAGGATACACAGAAGCTAAGGTAAATGCAAGCAAGGTAAAAGGCACTTTTGCAATAGATCCTAAAGAAGCGCATGAAACAGAGGAACAATTAAAAGTATTGAAACTTCAAGTAGGAGCTTTAGGTGGTCAATTTGCCAAAGCATTAATACCAGTAATTAATGAAATATTACCGCCCATGATAGAATTTTTTCAAAAACTAGCTGGTGTTATTGGTTCACAAAAAGATGTAATAACAGGATTTGTTAAAAATATCCTTGAAATAGGTAAGACTGTTGGGGGGATTGTAAAGCCAGTAATTGAAGGATTATTTAATTTTATTACTGAACATGGAGAAGCTACGAAAAATATTGTAATAGGAATAGGCGGTGCTTTTTTAGGTTTTAGTGCAGTTAGAGGAACTATCGATGGAGTTACAGGGGCAATAAAATTATGGGATAATGCCATGCAAATTAAGGATAAAGTTTTATTAGCAATTGAAGCCATGAAGAAATGGGAAATTGTCACTAAATTACAGACACTTGCACAAGGAGCATTAAATTTAGTAATGGAAATGAATCCAATTGGATTAATTGTAATTGCAATAGCAGCATTGGTTGCAGGAATAGTTATTGCATATAACAAATGTGAATGGTTTAGGGATGGAGTAAATGCTATAGGAAGTTGGTTAGCTAATTTCTTTACAGTTACATTGCCAAATGCTTTTAAAACTCTAGTTAATTTCTTTCAAAATAATTGGAAAGAGATATTATTATTTATAGTAAATCCGTTTGCAGGAGCATTTGCACTTTTATATAGAAATTGTGATGGATTCAAAACATTTATTGACGGTTTCGCACAAAATGTAAAAGACTTTTTGGTAAATGGATGGAATAATATAATAACATTTTTTACAGTTAGCGTTCCAGCTTTTATAGAATCAATTGTTGCTTGGTTTAATCAATTACCCTCTAAAATTGGAACTGCAATAGGCGAAGTTCTTGGAACTTTAGCAAAATGGGGTGTTGATGTTTATACTTGGATTTCAACAAATGTTCCAATTTGGATTAATAATGTAGTTACTTTTTGGAGCGAATTACCTTCTAAAATTTGGACTTGGCTAGTGGGTGTAGTAACTAATATAACAACATGGGGAGTCAATATATTAACATATATAACTACTAATGTGCCAATTTGGATTGCTAGTATTACAAATTTCTTTGCTGAATTACCAGGGAAGATATGGACTTGGTTAGTGAATACAGTTACAAATATAGTTACTTGGGGTTCTAATATGTTTACAAAAGCAACTGAGGGGATGACTAAAGTCTATAACGGAATTGTAGATACTTTTACAAATTTGCCTGCAAAAATGCTTGAAATAGGAGGTAATTTAGTAAAGGGTATTTGGGATGGTATAAAAAATAGTGCTGACTGGCTAATGAGTAAAATTTCTGATTTTGCAGACGGTATTGTTAGTGGATTTAAAGATGCTTTTGATATACATTCACCAAGCAGAATTATGCGTGATCTCATCGGGACTAATTTAGTAAAAGGAATAAGTGTTGGAGTAGATATAGAAACTCCAAATCTAAAAAATAATATTAATAAAAACATGAGTGGTGTGATTGCAGATTTAAAAACTAATGTAAATATTAATAGTTTAAAAAATATAAGCAGCTCAAATAGTACAGATACAACAAGTACAACATCTACATTATTAAGTAAAGTTTTAGATAAGATGGATACTTTAGCTGATGCCTTTGATATTAGTATAGATGGACAATCTTTAATGTCATATACAAACAATAATTTAGCAATAAGTTCTAAGAGGGTGAGGTGATTAAATGCTTATTAACACTATAGACATATCAAATTTTAATGGAAAACAATTGAAAGTAGATATTCAAACATCATCTCTTACGAATAGCAGTGAATGGATAAAAAGCACATTAAGTCCTATTTTTCAAGAAAATTATATAGGGTTTAAAACTATAAAAGTAGAATTGTATTTTAAAGGTTCAAATAGAGATGAAGTGTTAACTAATATAAGTAATCTAATGTCTAAGTTGACTAATGTAGTGATTTTAAAACTAGATGGATATTCTAAAAATTATAAATGTATTTTAAGTGGAAATGGAGAAACAATTAAAACTGTTTCTCCAAATGCATATAGAAAAGCACTAACATTTATAGGTTATGAATTTAGTGATGAAGTAACAGAAACTATGAATAGAGTAATAAGTAAAACTATTAATGTTTCTGGAAATAGTAAGACCCCAGCAATTATAGAAATAACACCAGCTCTTTCTATTGCTTCATTGACTTTAACTGGTCTTAGTGATGAGAGCATAATTATTAATAATTTAGCAGTTGGTAAAAAAGTAATTATAAATGGTGAAGATAATACCGTTACCGTTGATGGAATTAATAAATTTGCGGATGCTGAATTGTGGGAATTTCCAAGATTAAAGGCAGGAGCTAATACAATTACAGTAGATAAAAGTAGTACAGATATTAATATAAAATATAAACCAAGATTCATTTAAAGAAGAGAGGATGATATAAATGTTAAAAACAAATAAAAATATAACAATAACAGGACAATCTATAATTGGAGAAACACAAGTTGTATTTATGAGTGCCAATATAAGTACAGATGGCAATTCTAGTGCAAGTATAACTACGAATATTATGAATGAAACTGTCTATAAAGCTAATAAAATTGAATGTAGAAAAGATATAGCAGATTTTCAAGACGCAGTATATGCAACTCAAGATGAAATTACAGCAGATACAGTAACAGCAAATTAGTTGATTAGCACTCTTTATAGGGTGATTTTATTATTTTTAAATATGGAAGGATGATTATAAATGAAAATTACTAATAGAGAAATACAAAGCAAGGTGCAAATATTACAAACTATTACACAAAGACAATTACCAGTAAAGGCTAGTTATGCTATAGCTAAAAATATCACTACTATAAATAGAGAACTTAAGGTATTTGAATCGGAGAAAATGAAGATTATTGATGAATATGCAATAAAAGATGAAAAGGGAAATCTTGAAATAGAAAACAATGCTTATAAAATAATTGAGGGAAAAGAAGAAGAATGTAATTCTAAAATTAATGAATTGCTAGATATTGAAATAGATGTTGAAATAAGAAGTTTTAATATTAACTGTATTGAGAATATTAACTTTTCTCCATCGGAGCTATTAGAAATTGATTTTATGATAGTAGAGTAATCAGAATTTATCTTTTTGGAAGGGAGGCGCGCATTTGCTACAACTATATAATAAAAACAAAGAGAAAATAAAAGGACTTAGAAATTATAAAGATTATTGTATAGAAAGTGTATTATCTACAGGAGATAGAACACTTTCTTTTTTATATCCAGCTAAACTAAGCGACGGCATAGAGGAAGAAAGCTATATAATAAATAAAACAAATGAATTTGTAATAAAAGAAATACAAGATAGTGGAGAATATAAATCAATAAAGGCAGTTTTAAATGTAGAAAATTTGGAAGGAAAAGTTTGGGATAGATTTATTTCTACAGAACAAACTATATCAGATTGTTTGGCTTTAGCGTTAGCTGGTACAGGTTGGCTTGTTGGAACTTGTAATGTAGATAAAAAAAGAACAATTGTAAAAACTTACAGTAATACATGGGAGATAATCCAAGAAGCTCAAAAGACCTATAGGGTTGAATTAGAATTTGATACTTTAAATAAAAAAATTAATGTGAATGATAGAGTAGGAACTGATAAAGGATGTTATTTTATAGATTCTCTTAATTTAAAAGCATTAGATGTTCAAAGCAATTCATATGGCTATTACACTAGAATTATTGCAAGAGGTAAAGATGATTTGTTGCTCGCTGATCCTGGCTATTTAGAAAATTATCAATATAGCAATAAAATAAAAACTCTATACTGGAAAGATGAAAGATATACAGATTTAGAAAGTTTAACAGAAGATGCAACAGCTAAATTAGAAGAAATGTCCAAGCCATATAGGTCTTATACTGCTACTGTTTTAGACTTAGCCAATATGAATGAAACATACAAAGACATACTTTCTTATAGTATTGGGGATGTTATTACTCTTATTTCTAAAGAGAAATCTATTAAAGAAAAACAAAGAATTGTTAAAATTACAGAGTATCCAGATGAACCAACTCGCAATAAATGCGAAATATCTAATACAAAATTAAGTTTCGATGATATACAAAAAGAACAGCAACAAACAACAGAAACTGTAAATAATATAACTTCTGATAATGGAACAATAAGTGAAAGTGCTATTTCTGTAGCAGTATCACATTTAGTTGCAGATAAAGCAGATATACAAGACTTAAATGTTATTAGTGCTAGAATAGGAACATTGGAGGTTAACGGGGCAACTATAGACCAATTGAATGCAACTAATGCGAATATAGTTAATTTACTTTCATCAGTTGCGACTATAGGTAGTGCTTTAATTAATAAAGCTAATATAGCTGACTTGAATGCAACTAATGCTAGTATATCTAACTTAGATGCTACAGTAGCCAATATACAAACACTTATCGGTGGGAATCTTACAATGGCAAATATGCAATCATTAGTCTTAACCAGTTCTAAAGTAACTGTTGATAATGGCTTTATAAAAAATGCAATGATTGAAAGTTTAGATGTAACTAAGATCAATGCAGGTACTTTAAATACAAATAAAATAAGTGTTAGTTCCAGTGATGGTGGATTAATTATTGCAGGAGCTACACAACAATTTAAAGATAGCGGTGGAAATGTAAGGTTACAGTTAGGTCAAGATGCAACAGGGAATTTTAGCTTTATATTAAGAGCAGCAGATGGAACTACTACACTCATAGATGGCTATGGAATAAAGGCAAATGCTATAGCAGATAAATTAATAAAAACTAATATGGTTGCAGATAGTGCCATAGGATCAGGACAAATTAATTATAGTAGTTTTGTAACTGGAATGAATGCTGCAACAAATACTAGTTATATAAAAGCTAGTAAAGTTTCTATAGATCTAACAGGGCAAACTATGGATATTGCATTTAATAATTTAAGTACCACAGTAGATGGAGTAAAGACAACAACCAATACTAACACAACATCTATAAGTACTATACAAGGTCAAATAACTACTTTAATTTCTAATACTACTATTACAACTAATGGAACTACAACACAGTTAAAAGATGCCTATAATAGTACAGTAGCAACAGTAAATTCATTTGCTACAACTATTGGACAACATACAAGCCAAATAGATACCGCTAATAGCAATATTACTTCTGTTACAAGTAAAGAAGCTGCATTAGAAATTACAGTAAATTCTATTAATGCTACATTAACATCTACAAGTAGTACAGTAGCTACACATACAACACAAATTTCTACAGCCAATAGTAATATCGCAACTTTGAATACTAATGTAAGCACTGTAACAAGTAGAGTTACAGCAGTAGAATTAACAGCAAGCGGATTAAGCACAAGAGTAGGTGCTACAGAAACTACATTAACTAATTTACAAATTGGTGGAAGGAATTTATTACTTAACAGTAATTTCAGTAATGGGACAACGTCTTGGGGAGCTTCAAATGGAAGTGCATTAGCATCCCTAACTACAGCACCAGATAGTACAACTTTTCCAGCAGGAGTCACAACTTGTGCTAAAAATACTGTTGCAACAAGCCAAACTAATGGCTATATCGATCAAACATTAACATTGTTATCAAATACAAAATATACAATATCTCTTTGGGTGTATATACCAAGTTCTACTACAGGAACAGCTAGTATTTCTGTTTGGTACAATAATAATGGATGGCAGGCAATCGGAAGTCTTACAATAGGGGATCGTGGACAATGGGTAAAAAAGAGTTATACATTTACAACAAATGCAACTTATACATCAACTGTAATTGGTTTTGGTTTGGGAAGTACAAGTGCAGGGAATTGCACGTATTCAGCATTATTTAAATTAGAGGTTGGGAATCAAGCTACAGATTGGACACCATCACCGGAAGATATAAATTCTGCAATTGCAAGTTTAAATTCTTCTCTAACAACAACTATAAATAGTAATGTATCTACAATTAATCAAACAACAAATGCAATAAGTGCAAATGTTACAAGCCTACAGAGTAGTGTATCAACTATTAATACAACTTTAGCGGGAAAAGCAGATACAACAACAGTTACTGCTATAAGTAATAGAACTGCAACACTAGAAACAAGTGTAACAGGAATAAATGCTAGTATAACGACTTTAAATAGTAATGTATCTAGTGTTACAACTACTGCTAATAGTGCATTGAACTCTATAAATAATTTGCAAGTTGGTGGTAGGAATTTATTATTGAATACTAGCTTGACCAGTATGACCTCATGGTACATAGAAAGCCATTTCACTTTGGCAAATGGTGTAATGAGTGCGATCAGTGATGGTACTACAAATGATTTTGGGCAATATGTAACTATGTTGCCGAATACAACTTATACATTGAGTGTAAAAGCAAAAGCAACAAGTCCATTAACAAACACAAAGATAATGTTGTACTATTATACGACAAGTTGGATTTCTACTACTACACCAACGTTAACAACAAATTATGCTATATATTCTTTTACTTTCACCACACCATCTACTGGAGCTGTTAGAATAGAATTTGACTTTAAAGAAGCAACAGGAAGTGGAACGGTTTATCTTAAAGAACCTAAACTTGAGTTAGGAAATAAAGCTACGGATTGGACTCCGGCACCAGAAGATACAACATCACAAATAACAACAATAAATACATCTGTATCTAGCTTACAAAGTTCTGTTAGTGTACTTCAAAGTCAAATATCTTTGAAGGTAGAACAGACTCAAATTAATACGGCGGTTGCAACTTTAAATGGACAAATTACTGCTACTAATTCAACTATTAGTAGTTTACAAAGTTCTATTAATTTACAATTAAGTAGTATTACAAGTTCAGTAAGCAAAACAGTTAGCACAAAAAATTTAATCAACAATCCAGCGTTTAATAATGCCTTAGGTGATTACTTTGCAACAAATACAATAACTGCATGTGACGTATTAAGTTCTGCAACCTATACAAGTTGGGGGTATGCTAAATCAAGCATTTGCGATAAAGCATTAAGAATAAGATATGACATGACAGGTGATAACTATGTTGAATTTAAAAATCTTTATGCAAAAGTTAAGCCTAGTACAACATATACACTTTCCTATTATTATATTTTGATTGGAGAATATACGGCACCAAGCAGTTTTATTTATGAAAGAACAGCAGCCCAATGGAATCAAAACACTTATTCAAATCCAATTATTATTGGACCGGATGCAATAACAGGTCAGAATACGTGGGTAAGATATACAAAGACATTTACAACTCAAAGCACAACAGATTCAATAATGTTAAGGTTTGGTTTTCATCAAACACATGCGAGTTATGAATGTGAAATGCTAATAACAGCTATACAATTAGAAGAAGGTTCAAGTGCTACAGATTGGGTTAATTCAGCAACATCAGTAGTAGGAACTTCAATAACACAATCACCAGTAGATGTTATGACAGCATTTAATAACATATCTAGTTATTTTCAAGTAAGTGCAGATGGTGCAAAGTTTGGAAATTTATCTAGTGGTGCTTATACCAAAATGAGTGCAAGTGGTTTAGAACATATAGACAGCACAGGTTCAGTACCTTATCATTATATTTCATATTTGGGGCAAACGTCAGTTAGTATGGGAGGTACAACAAGTAAATCTATTACTATTAATTTTCCTAACGATATTGTAACTAAACTAAATGGAACAATACCAAAAGGGATTGCAAGTGTTTCCTTTTATGATATTGGTACAGACCAGACAACAAGCTGTGTGGGATGCTCAGTTACTAATATAACAGCGACAACTATAACTTTAACTGCGTATTTAGTCAGTCCTAAATTTACGACATATACATCATCAAGTGGTGGAGTTTATCCTACTTATACAACTACAATTTATAATACAACTGGTAGTTGTCAAGGATCAGTTTCAATTAGTTATTTAATAATAGGTTAGAAGGGAGATAATTTTAATGATTAATAAAATGACGGTTTTTTACAGAAAAAGCACAGGAGATTTAACAGATATAATACAAGATGAACAAAGCATGGATTTATACGGAGATTTAAAAGCAGATTATGAGTTGATATATAGTTTTATAATTGTAAATTTTGATGAATATGTTATGAGAAATAAACAATTATTTTGTATCACTAATGGAACAATAAAATTAAAAGATTCAGAAGCAATACAAAAATATATTTGATATCAGGGGATAATTAAATTTATCTTCTTTTTCATTTTAGAGTTAAATAGCTACTAACTCAATAGTTATTATGTAAAGTAAAGTATGCTTAAAAAGGTGGTGACTCCAAATGTTGCTACTCTTTTTAATATTGCAAAACAATAAAATTAATAGGAGATGGTAGATATGTTGGAAATTCAACAACAAATTATAAGTGGAAATAAAACTAGAAGAAGTATACAACCACAATGGTTAGTAATACATGATACTGGTGATGAAGGTGCAACAGCACAAAATGAACATGACTATTTTAGTGGTGGTGATAGACAGGCAAGTGCAGATGTATTTATTGATAGTAATAATATAATTCAAATCATTGATACTGATGTAAATTATAGTTGGGCTATAGGTGATGGAAGGGGGAAGTATGGTAAGACAAATGCGAACTCGATGAGTTTTGAAATGTCTATCGGAAATGATGGTCAACCTACTGAAGCAACTATTCAAAATACCTTAGATGCAGTTAAATATTTTATGAATAAATATAGTATTGATATTGATCATGTTGTAACTCATCATGAATGTTCAGATAAGAATTGTCCAGCTTCATTTAATACAGATGGTAATTGGACAAAATGGAATGAATTTAAAAATAGATTAGCTAATGGTTCTAAAACAGGTTGGATTCAAGATAATCAAGGTTGGTGGTATAAGAATCAAGACGGAAGTTATCCAAGTAATAGTTGGCTTAAATTAGATACTTGGTATAGTTTTGATTCAAATGGTTATGCAAAGGCTAATTCATGGGAGAAATACAAAGAAAAGTGGTATTGGTTAAAGTCAGATTGTAGAATGGCTTGCAATGAAACATTACATATTAATGGTAAAGAATATAGTTTTAATGATAAGGGAGAGATGATATAAATGATAAAAGCAATTTTAATGTTAATAGCAAAGGTATTAGAAAGTAAATTAGTTAAAAGTGGGTTAGAAGCAACAATATTAAAAAATCAAAATTATTTCACAGAAGCAAAAAAGATATGGTCAATGATAGATGAAAACTTTAGGATTAGTACAACAGTAGAAGAAAAATTATTATCTAAAGCTGAAGAATTTAGCAAATATTTACTAGCTAAATTTCCAGAATTAACTGAAACTGATATTACTAATTTAAGACAAAGTATTGCAGGAGAAGTTAATGCAGATAAAGAAGCGGTTGTAAGTAATTCAGACTTATTAAAGCAATTGCAAGAAAATAACGCACAATTATTAGCAGAAAATACAACTCTTAAAAGTCAATTGAGTCAAGTTCAAACAGTAGTAACACCAGTACCAGTACAAGCATAGGGAGGTGACAACATGGATTTAGCAACAATGGGTTCTTTAGTTGGAACAGTCGGTTTTCCGATAGGAATATCAATCATAGTTATTTATATTTTGTATAGATTTTTCAAGGTTGTACTTGATAGATTCTTAAAAAGTTTAGATGAGATAACTGAAAGTAATAAAATATTAGTACAAACTAATTCTAGTATAATGTGTAATGTAAATACTAAGATTGATGATATAGAAATAAAAGTAGATAGGATAATGGAGAAGTTAGGGTAGTACATATAGCGGAGTAGATAGTAGAAATATTCTTAAATTCATATTACGCAGTAAATATTTAATATGTTATAATACATAAGGCTAAATTGCACAAATTCAAGCCAATACATAATAGGGATAGTATAGATAGAAGAAATTCTTGTCTTGCTATCCCTATTTTTTTCTTTTTTATTTACAACAGAACATAAGTTCGCTATAATAGTATTATAATATTTAGATTAATAAGGGAGTAAGATAATAATGGATAAAAA